CTAAAGGCCAAGAATTAACAGCTTCGGTAAAACAAACATTACAAACTGCATACCAAAATCCTGACGGATCTCCTGCAAATGTATACGGTAGCTTTAGCTCCGGGTTAACATTGCCTGAAACTGCCAGCGGGCAATTTACTAGCTTAATTGCTTATGCAACAAAGATAAATAAAATTAGTAGAGAAATTAATAAAAACCCTACATATATTGGCGCCAGTATTACCAATACTTCTAAAGGATTCTTTTTAAGTGATTCTGAAGTAGTGCCAACGGGCACAACAGAAATACTCTTTACAGATGTTATCGGAAATTTAACGTGGCTAGATATTGCAACTATTCAAGCTCGCGTCACAATGCGCGGCGATTTGAATATTGGCGACTATATTACTTTTCAGCCCAATATCCCGGTAAACAATGTCGTTAATAACGCATCCCAATTTAGAGATAATTTATCGTTTAACGGTACATTTATGATTAACAAGTTGCACCATATTGGCAGTAGCCGTCAGCCCAATGGTGATAGCTGGGTAACTGTTATTGACGCAATTATGCAAGGAGTAAACCTTTAATGGATTTATCCCAAAAGCTACCGTTTGCGGTCACGATGACCAATTACATCCAAAGTAAAATTGACGCAAATCAAGAAAATTTCGGATGGCAGCTTCCTTGCCGCGTTGTCGCGGTAAACGGGGCAATTGTGACTGTCGCTTTTGAAATCGATCAGAGTAATGGATTTACCTTTCCCCAAGTCGAATGCGCCATAGCTGAAAGCACCTATGTACGGCTTCCCGTACAAGTAGGCGACTTCGGTATCTGTATAGCCGCAAATACGCGCCTAGGCGGGATTAACGGCCTTGGCAGCGGCGTAGCGCCCTTAACAAACCCTTTAAATTTAGAAGGCTTAGTTTATGTTCCAATTGGCAATGCAAACTGGTCAGACGTAGATCCTAATGCGGTCAATATTAATGCTCCTAATGGTGTCGTACTTCGAGATACAAATAATAACTGTACTGTCACGCTTACGCCTGAAGGTGTAACAGTAGTAATTGGCAGCACTAATATTTCCGTGTCTGGTACAGAAGTATCAATTACCGCCAACACAATTGCATTAAATGGCGTAATTCAATTAAATGGCCCTGTAACTCAAGGCACCAGCACACATGGTACTAGCGCCTCGTTTATCGGCCCAATGGTGGTCACAAACGATGTTACCGCCGAAGGAAAAAGCTTGGCAACTCACGTGCATAATGTTAATAATGTACAAAGCGGCGGCTCTACCATTACAACGACTTCACCGGATTAATTATGAGAACTTATGGCGTAGACCCTCAAACGGGGCAATGGACAGAAGTAACTAATACCAGCTATGTTTGGTTGGCTACCCTTGCACAAACTTTACGGTTAAATCAAGGCGAAAGTCCGTTTTACGCAAACTACGGTATCCCAGCTCAAAATTCTGTCCATACACAAATTCCACCGGATATTGCAGTTAATCGTACGCAAACTCAATTTGCGCCGTATTTTGCAAGTTTGACCGTAGTAAAACAGTTAAATGCAGCAAATCCAACTTATAATATCAATGCTGTATTTCAGAACGGAACAACCATTTCTACAACGGTGGCGAGCTAATGGCACAAATCACGACTGCTGGCGCAATACCAGCTTTACCAACAGATTTATTAAATGCTGAAATTGCAGCAGCTACAGCTCTCGCCCCCGGTTTAACTGCGGATTTACCCGGCTCTTTAGTTGAAGATATGGCATCTACCGCTGCGGGCGCGGTTGTCGTGCAAGATCAAGCGTTTGTTGATTTAGTTAACTCCATTAGCCCTTCAACTGCTAATCCTTCAATTTTGTATCAGTTAGGCCAAGTCTATGGCGTTGAACAAGGCCAAGGCTCTAACACGTCGGTATATGTTGTTTTTAGCGGCCTTGCTGGTTTTGTAATTCCAATTGGCTTTACTGTATCCGATGGCACATATCAATATACCGTTCAGGACGGCGGTATTATTGGTACGTCAGGACAAAGCCCAGCACTTTATTGTTTAGCAACTGTAGCCGGTTCTTGGGCTATTCCAGCGGGCACCGTGACGCAAATCGTTACATCTGTTCCTTCAGGATATACCCTTACATGCACAAACCCGTCTGCGGGTTTACCCGGATTAGCAGCGCAAAGCATTTCGGATTATCAAGCTCAAGTAATGCAAGCTGGAATGGTGACTGCTCAAGGTGTACCAACTTTTATTAAAGCACAGCTTTCTCAAGTGTCAGGAGTGCAACCAAGACTTATTTCTGTCAGAAATGTAGCTACCAATCAATGGGAAATTATTTGTGGTGGTGGAGATCCATACCAAGTAGCTAATGCTATTTTTAACTCTGTACCAGATATTTCTAATTTAGTTGGATCTACTTTATTGGTATCAGGAATCAGTTCTACAAATCCAGCAGTAGTTACTACAAACTTAAATCATGGGTATTCAACAGGTCAAACTGTTACCATTTCTGGAGTTACTCCTACTGGATTTAATGGTACAAGCACAGCTACAGTTTTAAGTGAAAATACTTTTAGCATTCCATTAAATGCAACTAGCTTGACTTATAGCTACGGTGGAGTTGTTACTCCTAATTTAAGAAACATAACAGTTTCTATAAATGACTATCCAGATACCTATAGTATTATTTTTGTGAACCCGCCTTCACAAACTGTTAATGTAACAATTACATGGAATACTATTTCAACCAATTTAATTAGCCCAACCTCTGTGGCGACTTTGGCTGCTCCTGCAATTGCAACTTACATTAATAGCATTCCAGTAGGTCAGCCAATTAATACTTTTGAATTACAAGAAGCATTTCAAGTGGCAGTATCTTCTATTTTGCCAGTATCACAAATATCAAAAATTAACTATTCCGTAGATATTAACGGAGTACCAACTGCTCCTGTATCGGGTGAACTTTTAATTTATGGCGATCCTGAAAGCTATTTTTCCACAAACACTAGCTTGATTACTATTACTCAGGGCTAATATGCAGACCCAAGTGCTTCCAGCTTATCTGTATCAACAATATACGCAAGATCCGTATAGCAATGATCTGCAAGCATTTTTTACAGCATACAACAACACTTCTCAAACTTATTTAGATAACACTAATAACTTAAATTTACCTATCTATACACAACAATATGCTCCTTTACTGGATTGGACTGTACTGGGTATTTATGGTGTTACCAGACCCAGCATTGGCACTCCAAGTCAATTTTCCCCAGTAGGTGCATATAACACTTATGGATACGATACTAGGGCATACGCTTCAGATACAGAAATAAATCCAACAAATTACTATGTAGTAAATGACGATATTTTTAAGCGTATTTTGACTTGGAATTTTTATAAAGGCGATGGGTTTCAGTACACAACTCAATGGCTAAAACGAAGAATAAAACGATTTTTATTGGGCGTAGATGGTGTCGATTTTCCAATAGATAACACTTACCAAATTAGTGTTGTTTATGGGGCAAATAATGTAATTACCATTACAGTTCCCAATTATGCTGTTACTCCTATTTTTATTTCAGCTTTGGAATCAGGGGTATTAAATCTGCCTTTTGAATATAGTTATGTAGTAGATATTGCTTCAGGAGTAATTCCTTGGGAGAATGATCTTAGTGTTCCTATTTCTTGGCAAAATAGCTCAAGCTCAACTATCTCTTGGTATACCCTTGATTAAAGGATAATTTATGTCAGTTCCGTATACTTTTGCTTCTGCAACATCGCCAATTCCTTTAGCAGAATTAGACGCTAATTTCGCCACTGGAATTAATTTGGGTGGAACTATGGTCTATTTAGGTGGATCATATCCTAGCTTTCAAACATCAGGATATTCAGGCTATTCTGGAGTTGGCATTTCAGGTTATTCTGGCTACAGTGGTTTAGGCTACTCTGGAGCATCTGGTGTTTCTGGTTATTCAGGGTACAGCGGTCTTGGGTATTCTGGAGCATCAGGCATTTCAGGATATTCTGGATATAGCGGATCTAATGGCTTATCTGGATATAGTGGCTCAACTGGTGCATCAGGCTATAGTGGAGCAACTGGCACATCTGGCTATAGTGGC